ACAGTAGGTGCAACCAAGTCTCTCACCTCAAGTAGTCTCAATTGTAGTCTCATAAATACAACAGCTAGTACTCACTGTCAATACCTGACATACCAGACTCAATAGGCCGTGTTGGATTTGAACCAACGACCAAAGGATTATGAGTAACGTCAGAAAGATTACCTGAAAAATACTCCCTGAAAAAACAAGTACTTAGAAATAGTAGATGTCCAAGATCAGTAAAGATCTAGGCCACTTGTAGTCTCAGATGTAGTCGCAGGTTAGGGACTCCCCACCCAAGCCAGCCACACCCAACCCCAATCCCCAACTCCCTAAGCCAGCCTTTTCTGGCCTTTGTCTTTCTAGCAGGGGGGTACTGGGGTACTTGCACTTGCCTAGCAGGGGTGATCCATAACTCCCTGTAGAGAAGACCACATAGCTATACCCCCACCTATTCCCCATCGGAGGAAAAATGATTGTTGATCCGCAATACCAAACAGAAGTCTCTGGCTGGAATCTCAGTGAGAGAGAAAACGAGAATGGCTACACAGAGATCCGGGTTCTACAAAAGAAAGAGAACCTAGCGCCTAAGAACGCCTCCCACGCTGTTCTAGAGCTTGCAGGACACGACGTAGAAGGTTGGTTGGCTAGGGGATACCTTGTTGACCACAAGAATCGAGACACGACAGATAACAGACTGGAAAACCTCCGGTTTGTGACTCCAAGGGTTAACGCTTTCAACAAACCAAAGAAGTGTGTCCGGTATATAGCCGGGGGGTATCAAGTTCGGGTTCGGGTGCCGTGGGCACCAAAAGACCAAGACGGTAGAAGCAAGCGACTTGAACGTAGCTTCAAAACACTGCCCCAAGCAGAAGCCTTCCGGGATCAGACCATCAAACAGTGTTGGGACTGGTTCTACGAAAACGGCGAGGCCGTAGACGCATCACTGTAAAAAAAGAATAAAGAATTCGGGTTGTGTGCCGGGGCACAAGACTCCCTTGCACGGAGACTCCGTAGGGTTCAACTCCCTGACAATCCACCATTTTGTAGTGCAGCGTAGCTTCAAAGCTCCGTGGCTATATATCGAAGGCCACTAGTCGGCAGACGAACAACGGTAGAGCGCGCTTGCAAAGCGAGGTTGCGGGTTCAAGTCCCGCCGTTGCACTACATCCCACCAAATTACGAGCTGGCTTCTGGGAAGAAATCTGTCTCCAAAACAGATAAGCAGGGTTCGATTCCTTGACGGTTCGCCAAACATGGCGTTGCTGGTGTAGTGGCAGCACAGGTGGCTGTGAACCACCGAGCGAGAGTTCGATTCTCCGCATCGCCCCAATAGGAGTTAGAACGTGGCAAGACCTACTCTGCTTGAGCAGAAAGAAAAATACGAGCTAGAGCCTAGGAAACCCGGCAGACCTCCTACAACGACTAAAACGGCTGTTCTAGCCCTTCAGCACAAAAGACTGAGCCAACTAGCCCCTGCGGTGTTTAAACGCCTAGAAGAGGCTGTAAACAATCCAGAGGATGCTTTCCACACCAAGGCAGTTGAACTGCTTCTGGAGCGGGTAGCCCCAAAGAACTACTGGAACGCTCTGGCAGAAAAAGAGGTTGGTGGGGAAGGTTCCCAACGCCCAAGTATCAGCATTGTCATTAATTCGGCACCCGGACATATAGAACTTCTGGAGCACCAGCCAATCATTGATATTGAGCCAAACGAATGAAGGGGTGTTCCAAATGCAAACAAGTTCTTCCGCTAGATCACTTCTTTAAGGCTTCCAAGGAAAAGTCTGGGTTGATGTACTCCTGTAAGGAGTGCTCAAGCCTTACCGCAGTTCAATCCAGTCAAAAGGCTAGAAGGTCACCAGCGGGTAGGGCTAGATACATGGTGACAAACGCCAAACATCGCGCCAAGACCTTTGGGCTGGACTTCTCACTAACTAATGAGTGGGTAGAAGAAAGACTGCTCAAAGGAACCTGCGAAGTAACCGGACTTCCATTTGAGTTTGAGGCTGGCAATGGAAGAGGAAAGCGTAGCCCTTGGGCACCATCCTTAGACCAAAAGAATCCTAGTGCTGGTTACACACAAGAAAACACACAGGTTGTAGTACTCGTCTACAACTTAATGAAAGCAGACTACTCCGAAGAAGTTGTTAAGCAACTAGCAGGAGCGATCATTAACGGGGGTGCAACGATCTCCCCAGAGCCTGTTGAGGCTGCATATCGGGAGATTGAAGAGTGATCGGCATAGAACCCATTTCAGCCATTTCCAACACGATCAACACGATCATTGAACGGATTTGGCCTGACAAGACAGAACAGGAAAAGGCGAAGCTTCAGCTCGCCATCATGGAGAAGAACGGTGAGCTTCAGGAAGCTGCCGATCAGGTAAAGCTCCAGCTAGCCCAGATTGACGTAAACAAAACTGATGCCCAGTCTGAGAAGTGGTGGCAATCCGGTTGGAGGCCCGCTGTTGGTTGGGTGGGTGCTTTCTCTCTAGCTTATGCAGCGATCCTAGAACCTCTAAGTCGTTTTGTTGCACAGGTGATGTTTGGCTACCTTGGTGGCTTCCCGGTTATCGATACCACCATAACCCTGCAAGTCCTGTTTGGACTACTCGGATTTGGTGCCTACCGCAGCTACGAAAAGGTGCGGAAGTGAGTGCCGGTGCTTTCATGGCAGCGGTGCTGGCTGGTCCGCAGGGGATGCTCAAGGGCGAAACCCCAGACTATGCAGGCCCAGACGGTGTAAACAGAAAGATTGTGGATGACCGCAGGGCAACTGTAACAACCACCAAGCCCGGGACATACAAGCTCTCTGAGTTCCTCTCACACCCTACCCTATTCCAGCGTTACCCTGAACTCGGTGAAGTAAAGGTCAATGTATTTCAGACCTCTCCATCAGAAGAGTACAACCGATTCAAGGCTTTCTTTAACCATCGGGAAAACTCCCTAAACATCATCGTAGACAACTTCCCTGTCCGGGATCGTGAACGTCACATTGTTGCTGACACCCTGCATGAGGTTCAGCACAAGATTCAGGAAAAAGAGGGAATGGCTATTGGAGGCACTCCCCGAGATATGGGAGAAGCCCGGAAGGCGTGGGAGCAGGAAACCCAAAACCAGTCCTTGACCCCAGAAGAGAGGTCACTGGCTCAGATGGGCCTGAAGAGTAAGAATGACATGGTTGCCCGGTATGCGGATGAATTCGCCAAGTACCAGTATGGAAAGTCCCTTGACTCCTTCCCACCAGAAGAACAGCAGCGTATCCGCGACTTAGTGGCTTACTTCCTACTTTATGGGGAGCAGGAAGCCAGTGCAGTTGGGGAAGCCTACCGGCGTCGGCAAGCCGATCCTAGACCTTACTTCTCATACCCAGAGTCTCTAGTTCGACAGGGTGGAGAACGGTTCAGTACTCCAGAAGCCAAGGACCCAATTACGGGACAAGTACGAGATTTCATCCAGCAGATGAATCAGCGGCTAGTAAAACCACAACAAGTCAGCGAGCTTAATTTGTTCGATGACACAACCGCCTCAACGATAGGATGAATTCCATGTTTGAAGACGAAGTTTCCCTAGACAGCATCGTAGAAATGCTGAAGTCAGCCGAGCTGGACCAAGATCAACTAGAAGAGCTTTCCGAAGCTGTAACGAAGTGGCTTGATAAGCAGAAGGAAGGTCCTAAAGAAGATACTCTGAAGGGTGCTCGCGTAGTAGAAGAAGAAGAGTAATGGCTGGGCTGTTCGGAGACGTTCTCCCCTCCATCTTTTCTACAGCCAACACGGTAAAGAAGAACCTCAAGGGAGCTATCAAAGACCCCTTGGGGTTGCTGTCGTCTCTAGGTCAGGATTTCCAGACAGCAAACGCGGAGCGTTCACAAGCCGTAGAGACCATGCTTCGCTCAAGCGATCCAGCAGCAAAGCAGCAGGCTATGGCGTTGATGACTGAGCAAGCATCAGATATGACGGGAGCGGGCCTTATCAAGCGTGCTCCAGCCGCACTGGCACAAAAGTACGAAGAGCTTGCAAAGCGCCTACCTGAAAAGGAGATCTGGGAGCAGAGCAAGGTTTTTAAGGCTCCTGACGGTCAGCACTACACAGAGAGCACCTTAAAGGCGATCTCGGTAGCAAAGCTGCCTACAACAAAGGCGGATGCTGTTCCGGCCAAGAACGTTCTGTCCTACATGACTGACGACCCGGAGATTGAAAAGCTTCTCGATCAGGTGAAGATCTACCGGATGTCGGGCACACGCGGCTACGGCCAGTTAAAGAAGGAAGCCGATGGGTTCTTTTACCTTGGTGTTGATCCTTCCAAAGGGCCGATGGAACAGACCATCTACCACGAGCTAGGCCACGCTATCCGCACCGGTCTGTCCCCCGCAAGCATCGGACCCGGAAATCTTCTGGGCCTAAACCAGCGGCTCATCAACACTTTTGCCGATCTCCAGAGCACCCTTGAGGCGAAGAAGGCCGGTGGCCTGAAGGAATGGGCTGCCAAATCCCGCATCGCCAAAGCAGAAGCGCAAGGGAACAAGGCTCTAGGCGAGATGTGGAACATGTCTCCTGAGCAGATTCAGCAACGGATGGCGCAGATTCGTTCGCAACTGAATGCAATGGATAAGCACGTTGACTCTGCGGGTAACTATTCCCCCCAAAAGCACTACTTAGCACAGCAGGATGAGCAAATGTCTCGTCTTGATGAGTGGCGTTCAGGAATGAGCGACCAAGAGCAGCGGGAGTGGTTTCCAAAGGGTCAAACTCTAATGGAACCGCTCTCTCCTGACTACACCGACATACTCGATTGGGAGAAGGCGTTTAAAGACTAGCTGTACGAGGCACTGCCTCCGATAACAACAAAAAGAAGGGGGTTGCCTGATGAAGAAACTTGTATTGGCTGTTATGGCCGTAGTGCTAACTGGTTGTGTCACTGTTCCTAACTACCGTGCCTTAGCCAATCAGGTTGTTCCTACTAACGTAGAACTTGTTGGAACGTTCATTAACCCTTTCTCTGGTGAGTCCGAGGTCAAGACTTACTGTTCTGGCGTAGCTGTGAGCCCTACCCACATCATTACTGCTGGGCACTGCACTAGCGCCGCCAAAGAAATGAATGACTCCCTAAAGATCCTGTTGGTTGATGGAAGAATTCAGGTTCGACTTCAAGATGATCGGGTTGTTCTTGCAAAAATCATCATGGAAGCATTCAACGAAGAGAGTCAAGAGAAGTCAAGAGATATTGCTCTTCTCATTATTGATGAGCCTCTCCTTACACCAGCCATCGTTGGTGATAGCGACACACTAGCTGTTGGTGACCTAGTAGCAATTGTTGGGAACTCCTTTGGAGACCTTAAGCATAGCTTCACCATCGGTGTAGTTAGCTATGTCAACCGCAAACTGACCGTAGGTAACTTCATTCAGACAGATGCTCTATCCGCTGGAGGCAACTCTGGTGGTCCAGTATTTGACATGGAAGGAAGACTTGTAGGCATTCTTGTTCGTGGTGGTGGCGGCATTTCCCTGATGATCCCTATTAATGAGGCCGTAGTTCATATTATGCATGGCCTTCACCAAAAATGATTGGTGAAAAGACTCTCAACATCTCCCTCCATCCCAAACAGCTAGAGATCTTTCAAGATACAACTCGCTTTAAGGTCGCTGTAACTGGTCGTCGATTTGGGAAGTCTTGGTTAGCAGTAGCAGATGCAGTAATTAAGGCTCTGGATGAGAGAAATGTCCAGAAGATGCCTGTGTTCATTGTGTGTCCGACGTTTCCACAAGCCCGCACAATCTACTGGAAGCGCCTTCTAGAACTAGCACAACCAGTCCTCAAGTCCTCAAACGTCAATCTGGGTCTCGTAGAACTAGACACAGGCGTTGAGATTCACATCAAAGGTGCTGATAGACCAGATTCCCTACGGGGTGCTGGTCTTTGGCACGTTGTAATGGATGAGTGGAAAGACATGAAACCCGAAGTATGGGAAATCATTGTCTCTCCTTCACTGTCTGACGCCACCTTATATGGTGGTGGAACTGCTCTCCACGTTGGATCTCCTGCTGGCCGGAACCATTTCTACACGATGGTTCAAGATGCCAAGACAGATACCACAGGTGAATGGAAAGTCTGGGAATTTACAACCTCAGATAACCCCTACATCCCACGTAAAGAGATTGAAAGTGCTCGTCTACGGATGTCTTCAAGTGCATTCCGTCAGGAATATGAGGGTTCTTTTGAGTCTGGTGGCAACAACGTCTTTCTCCGTGAGTGGTTCAAGTATGAGCCTGAGCCCAAAGACGGTGAGTACTACATGGCGGTTGACTTGGCGGGCTTTGAGAACATGGAGAACGTTGCCAATCTCAAGAAAGTCCGCCTAGATGAATCAGCAATAGCAATTGTCAAGGCTGGTGATTACGGTTGGTGGGTCAAAGACATTGTTCACGGTCGTTGGGGTACTAAGGAGACCGCAGAACAGATAGTTTTACTGGCCCAGAAGTATGAACCCCGGGCAGTGGGTATTGAAAAGGGTGCTCTAAAGAACGCAGTTGAACAGTATTTGCACGAAGCGATGTTTCGGCACAAGACGCTGTTCCACGTTCATGAGCTTTCCCACGGAAACAAGGCCAAAACAGACAGAATTGTTTGGGCACTACAGGGCCGGATGGAGCATGGCCGCATCACCTTCAACGAAGAGGGTCAGTTCATCAAGGAACTAGAGGATCAGTTGATTAATTTCCCCTCTAAGACAGTCCATGATGACTTAGTTGACGCTCTTGCTTACATCGAACAACTAGCAAACAACTCAACCTTCGACTTCGGAGACTTTGAGACAAGTTACGCCGATATCCTCGATCCGGTGGCCGGTTACTGACAGGAAAATAAGAATAATGGCATATGTAAATGCAACTTCAGCCAAACTACAGGCACAAGAAGAGGATTACGGCTTTGGTCAAGATGACCAGAAGCCAGAAGATTCCTTTAAACCTCTAGCAGAGTGGATTGTTGAGAAGTATTCCGCATGGCGTAGCTGGCGTGTATCCAACTACTCCGAGAAGTGGGATTCATATGAGCGTCTATGGCGTGGTGAATGGTCCTCCGCAGAGCGTATGCGGGATTCTGAGCGGTCAAAGATCGTATCCCCTGCTCTTTCGGAAGCCGTAGAGAATGGTGCTGCTGAAATTGAAGAGGCAACCTTTGGCCGTGGTGATTACTTCGACCTAAAGGCACCATTCCAGCGTACTGAGATCTCTGCCGCTGTTCTGGACACTGTTCGGGGCAACCTGAAGGAAGACTTAGGCCGTACAGACTTCGCTACCAACGCTGCTGAGTGCATTCTGAACTCGGCTGTATATGGAACAGGTATTGGTGAGATCGTTGTCAAAGAATTTGAGATTAAAGTTCCCCAACAGGACCCGACCACAGGGATTGTTAGCTCCAAGACGGTCACAGTCCCCTATGCAGCCCTCCGTTCAGTCAATCCACGGAACTTCATCATTGATCCCAATGCCAAGACCGTTGATGAGGCTCTTGGTGTCATGGTCGAGGAGTACCTAGGAGACCATATCGTCTCTGCTGGTCAGCTTTCTGGAGCCTTCCGTGATATTGAGGTCGGAGGTGCTGCCTCCACTGATGATGAGCTTGATAAAGACAAGATTGGTAACGCCACCGAGTATGAGCAGGACCGCGTTCATGTGGTTCGCTACTACGGCATGGTTCCCAAGCGCCTGTTGTTCCCTAAGACGCCAAATGAGCAGGTTGTAGACCTGTTCGGTGAGGGAAAGACTGAAGAACAAGAAGGTCCAGAGGAAATGGTTGAAGCAATCGTTGTGGTTGCTAACCAGTGCTCTGTCCTCAAGGCTGAGGAGAACCCCTACATTATGAAGGATCGCCCAATTGTGGCGTTCCCGTGGGATGTTATTCCGGGCAAGTTCTTTGGTCGCGGTATCTGTGAGAAAGGCATTAACTCACAGAAGATTCTCGATGCAGAAATTCGTGCTCGCCTAGACACTCTTGCACTGACCACAATTCCGATGATGGGCATGGATGCTTCCCGCCTACCTCGCGGATTTAAGTTTGAGATTGCTCCCGGAAAGTCGGTTTTAACGAACGGTAATCCTTCGGAGATTCTCCAGCCATTCAAGTTTGGTCAGCTAGATCCTAACCACTGGCAGAACGCCGCTGCTCTTCAGCAGATGGTTCAGCAAGCCACCGGCTCAGTAAATGGAACTGGTATGGCTCAAGGTGCCGGTGATGCACGCACAGGGGCTATGTCAATGGCAATGGGTCCGATCATCAAGCGTTACAAGCGCACGATGATTCACTTCATTGACCGTTTCCTGATGCCAGCCATCGAGAAGGTTACTTACCGAAACATGCAGTACCAGCCAAAGCGTTATCCGGCTATCCCTCTCCAATTTGTTCCTGCTTCAACAATGGGAATCATGCAGCGTGAGTATGAAACCTCACAACTGACTGCACTCCTATCCACCATGACTCCCAATAGTCCAGAGCATCGGGCAATCCTAAAGGGCATCGTTGGTAATACCTCGATTGCTAACCGCGATCAGGTAATTCAGCAGATCAATCAGGCAGATCAGATGGCTATGGCACAGATACAGGCTGCTATGCAGGCGCAAGGTCAGCCACAGGAAGTAACTCCCCTACAGCAAGCCAAGGACCAACTTGAGCTACTTGAGACACAAGCCAAGATCCGCAAGCTCACAGCAGAAGCTGCCAAGCTTGAAGAAGAAGCCAAGGGTGTTGCCACCGACAACCAGCTTGAAGCCCTCCGTATTGCAACTAAGGGCCTCTACGCGGTTGACGAAAAGGATCAAGCGGCCGAGTTTGAAAAGCGTTACAAGCTGGCCCAACTGGCTCTCAAAGAAGCAGAGATTCAGGAAAAGCGCCTAGACAGAGAATCAAACGAGAAAATTACGACACTTCAGATGACTTCCGCTGACGTAAAAGATAGTCGTATCAGACAACTAGAAAGCGCCCTAAATGAGGCAACAACAGAGGTTGTGTTTGATTATGACGAACTTGGGAGACCGATTGCAGCAAGACCTAAGATCCCCACAGCCCCTAATGGAGAAACTCAATGAGCAAAAGTAACACCTTTGAAAACGAACTACTACTTCTAGTCTTCAATAATGACACTCTGTCGCTAGTTGGAGATGCAACCGGAATTGTTGGCTCTGGCGTTGACGGTAGCCTCTATGTGTCACTGCATACAGGAGATCCCGGTGAAGCTGGTAGCCAAACCACTAACGAGACGTCTTACACCAACTATGTTCGCGTGGCCGTACCTCGTACTGTTGGCGGTTGGACCGTTACAGGAAACAGCGTTGTTAATGCCGCTCTGGTTCAGTTCGCTGCCTGCGGAGTAACTGGTGCAACACTAACTCATTTTGGTGTAGGTGCATCTTCGGCCGGTGCCGGAAAGCTTCTGTATTCAGGATCACTCACATCACCCCTGATTGTGTCTTCGGGTATTCAGCCTCAGTACGCAGCAGGTGACCTTGAAGTAACTGAAGACTAATGACTCTAAGAACAATATCTGATGTCGCAGACGCTTATGAGGCCGGAAGATTTCATACCGGTCTTATGCGACGGGCGGGACCAGCAAGTGTCGCAGGATATTGGCAAGACTTTAGCTATGCAGCAGGCGTTCCCTCAGCTAACTTCTATGCAGCCACTCCTATAACAAAAGCAACACTATCTGCCAATGATGGGATTCTTCACGGCCCAGATGTAAATCCCACCTACAAGAAATACCTACACAAAGTCCTTCTTGTACCACCCTCAACGTCAGTAGGGCTCTTAACCGCCTACATACATGACATCGTTTGTTACTACCCGTTCGTTGATGGTGATGGTGGTTTTCAGACAATGCTTCCTCTTAGCAACCATAGTACAACACGCTATAACGGTGTAGGTTGCAAGATCATGTTAGTAAGTCAAGGAGCCGGCTTGTCTGCTTCTGGTAGTACAACAATTGTCTATGTAGATTCAAATGACACTACACAGACCATTACAGGTATTTCGACTCAGCACGTTGCACCTGCTGGCACATTACTAACCAATCAACCTGATGCTGTAGTAACAGCTACTACTCCCTCTCCTTACATCGAGTGCCCCACAGGAATCAAGAGAATTGTATCTTTTGACTTTGATATAGGTGTTGGTGGAATCTTTGCGGCTGTTATTGTTAAACCATTAGGTGTTGTCTCCATTGCAGAGACAGGTACTCCCGGTGTCCCGGTAGAGGTCGATTTTATTAGAGAACGCCTTGCTCCTAAAGAAGTAGAAGATGGGGCATACATCTCAATGATCTATCGCGCAACTGTCTCAGCGTCGCCAACAAACACAATGGCAGAACTAACTTTTATATGGAACTAACAATATGAGCTATACATCACTTGATGATATGACAGCAGAGCTGACCTCTGGCAAAGGTTGGAGAGCAGACTACAACAAGCAATCTGCCGCTACCGCTGTATGGCGTACCGGCTCATGGAACGACCTGTCAGTTCTGGCTGGCTATCCAGTGGCTAATACATGGCCCGGTACTACCCTAGTTGCCCAGACTCCCACAGATAAGAATGGTGGTGCAGCCCTAGGTGCTTCGTGGGGTATTTATCATGGTGGAAACGTAAGCGTGGACACCAAGCATATTATCAACATGGGTGCCTTTAGCTCAGTTGCTACCTCAGTTCCCGGTCTGTTCATGCTGGTAGATGTGGTCATGTACTACCCGCTCATTAGCAACCTCTCCACATTGCAGCAGACACTGATTAACAGCAATACGTTTTCAGCTACTAGCTCTTCTGGTCTGCTGGCAACTCACGCCAATGATTTTGGCACTGCAAACCACTACACCACGGTCAAGTTCACTAACTCTGGCGGTACATTGCCCACGGGCCTGAACTCTACCGACATCTTCTACATGGTGCGCCAGACGTCAACTACCTCCAAGTTTGCGACCAGTCACGCTAATGCCCTTGCAGGAACCTTCGTTGCCTACACGGATGCTGGTTCTGGTACCCATACGCTCACGGTTACTCCAACCCGTTATGCGGATGGTGCCGGGCTTCGTATGTATCTTACAGAGCAAGCAAGGGGTGGCTCGAACAGCTCCGGTACTCCTGTAATGGATCAGACAGCCGTTAGCGGAACCCTCTACACCAATCAAGCAGGAACCACTGGCCGTACCTTTGGTGCTCCTGTGTCCTTTGTAGCTGGCGCTGCTAACACTCCACTGGTAAGTACTATTCCTCATTCAGGTACAGCAGCCAACTCACATGGTCCCTTCCTACCTCTAGGTGGAGGCGATTATGGTATTCAACGGCTTCAGGCATACAAGCTAACTACGGCCTATGGTGGTGCTTCAACCGAGCAAGTATCGGCGGTAATTTGCCGCCCACTTGCCACCATTCCAGTTGTAACTGCCGGTGCAGCAGGGGAGCGGAATCTAGTATTCCAATTGCCCAGCCTTCCACGAGTTTATGATGATGCTTGCTTGAACCTGCTGTACTTCAACGGTAACTCAGGTGGTCTAGCTGTATCCAGTCCCCTAATGGCTTACATGGACTTTGGTTGGGGCTAACCAATGCTACTTGGCAATGGTCTAGGAAGTAATAGAAATCCTGTTACTTCTGTAGGATTCCACTGGACATCACACTTTAGGGATGAGTCTCTACCCTCACGGGTAGGAGCCTTTGGGAAACTATCGTCTATTCCTTCTGGCTATGGCTATCCCCATGCAATTGCTCTTCCTATTACAGCAGGTGCTATTTCTTCACACAAGAAAGCAGAAGGATCAAGCACAGCCACCCTAACTCTGATTTCTCTTAAGGGCACGATAGCTGGAACCTCTACCGCAACAGGTGCTATTAACGCGGTCCTAGCGGTTGAGGGAACAGCACCCGGCTCTTGTACCGTTACAGGAACACTCACAGCCAAAGGAAATCTGTTCAGTTCAGCAGCAGGTGTTGCCTCCAATAACGTAACACTAACAGCTATTGGAATTCTGCAAGGCATCTCAAGTACCACAGAAGAACTCTCGCCATCGGCACTAGCTACTGCCCTTTGGAACGCCGCAGCAGCCGATTACAACCAAAGTGGAACGATGGGTGAGAAGCTCAACGATGCCGGTTCAGCAAGTAATCCTTGGACTGAGATTATTGAGTCTGGATTTTCCGCCGCTGAAATCCTTCGTCTAATTGCTGCCGCTGTCCAAGGTGATGCAACCGGACTTGAGGATGGTAACCCAACCTTTAAGGGTCTCAATGGCACAACAGACCGAATTACTGCCACCTATACAGATGGCACTAGAGTTGTTACAGACCGCAATGCGAGCTAATCATGTACTTTGGACAATGGAACGGAAACTACTACGGAGCGTGGTTTGGTGACGTAGTTGTAATTGTTGTTCCAGATCCACCGCCAACAAGAGGTGGTGGGTCCATTCCAATACGTCGGGAACGGCCCAGAAAGCACGTTCCATTTGAACTCAAGTACTACATTGAGCTACTAGAAGGGGTACAGGATGACCCTGAAACCTACGACAGCTCAGAGTTCAAGAAAGCAGCCGACGAACTCAGAAAGCTCCTTGAAGAAGCCTACACAGAACTCCAGCGCAAACGAATCGAGAAGATTCTTGCAAGCATCGCAGCGATTATCACTGCCGCTAAGGAGTTTTCAATCAAGGAAGCAAAGCGGATTGAGATCGAGCGTCAAAACAACAGAACAGTTGTCATGCTCTACATGGAACAGCGCAGGAGAAAACTACTAAAACGTTGAAAGGTCATCCAGCATATGACACTTGAAGAACAAAGATACTACGAGGAGATTCTAGCCACTCTAAAAACCCCCGGTTGGAAGTACCTGCTTGAAGACTGGAAGGAACAGAAAGACGCTAGAAGCACCCTAACGGGAATTGCAACACTAGAACAGCTTTGGTTCAACAAAGGGGTTGTAGACAACATCACCTATCTGGAAGGTCTCAGAGAAGTCTTTGAAGATGTCTACACCAAGTTACAGGAGCTCCCCAATGTTGAAAGTGAATGATTACGTATGTGAGCTCGGCCATTCAACGGAGGTTTTCAGCAAGGGCCAACCTCCCGAGACAATCGAGTGTCATGAGTGTGGAAAACCAGCAACTAAGGCTTTAGCAGCCCCACGCTGCAAACTTGAGGGGACCTCTGGTTCCTTCCCCGGTGCAGCAATGCAATGGGACCGTAAGCGTGCCGAGAAGATGGCACAGGAACGCAAGAAATCCTTGTCTCACGGGGAGTAATCCCCACCCGTTGTGGCCCGTTCGGGACAACCACAACTCCCACACAAACTGAGCGACAACTACCGGCACAAGCCGCTCGGAGATATTCGTGCCATTTTTAGCTGGCCCTTTTAAATAGAAGAAGGACAACCACATGGCAGCAACATTTGTAAATGCACCTAACGAAGGTGACAACCTAGAATCAGTAGTTAAATCAGTTGAAGAGAAACCCACTCCCGAAGTCAAG